AGCCAGAACCGTAGGAACAGCCGCCTTCACAGCGATTGTAAACGCCCTGGCAACCACTGAAACAGGAGCTAACCTTGCTTGGGAAGCTACCACTCTTGGAGCAGGCACAGGAGCAAGCGTAACGCAAGTAACCAGCGATGCCGCCACCTTCACGATTGGCACACGAACCTACACTGCCGTTAAAGCCTTAGATGAAACCAGCGGAGCAACAGCAGTGGTAGACCAAATCCTATGGGTTACCTCAGAAGCGGTATTCTTGGATAATGTAAAAGCAACGATTAACCTTACGGGAACCGCAGGAACGACTTACTCAACGGGTACAACGATTAACGCTGATGTGTACGCAACGACTAATACCAACACGGCCCAGACGATTGTTGCAAGAATAATGGGAACGGTAGGAAATGCTATTGCCACTACCACTACATTAGGAAACTACGCTTGGACTTCAACAGTACTGACGAGCGGAGCAGGAGCTACCGGAAGACTGATAATGAACACATTTACCTTTGTAGCAGGCTCAAGCGTGCAGATGTTTGGAGCAGGAGGCATTAACTTTGCCACAGCCCTTTCAGCAGTAGTCGGCGGAGTAGCGGACATTACCTTGTTAATATCTTAAAGGTCATAAAATAAATAAAAACAACATTATGGAAAACGAACCAAATCAAGAAGTACCAGTTGAGGAAACTCAATCAACCACAATCAATCAACCCGAAGTTAAAGCAGACGAGCCAACATCAGTAACGGTGTGCGCTAATTGTGAAAACTCCGGCAGAGATTGCGTAGTGTGCAGCGACAAGACAGTCGTTTAGCAAAATTGAGTTTCAAATCTCATTAAAAATTGGCAGATAATAAATTAAATGGGCAGTCAACCCTTAAATGACTAATTGAGTAACCAAACTCATCACAACTATGGACGAAAAAGAAATTGAGAAGGCAGACTCTGAAATTGCCGAAGAAGAAAAGGAAGTTGCGGCTGACGTAGCTCCCGAAGAAGAGGAAGAACCCAAATTTACGGATGCTGAAAGGAAAGCATTTGCGAGGGCCAAAGTAGCCGAAGCAAAAGTTAAAGACCTTAAGGCACAACTGGAAAAGGCGGGAGCTTCAAAATCAGATGCTCTTGATTACGGACAAAAAGCATACTTGGCCAGCAATGGCATTAAAGGTGCTAAAGAATTTGAATTTGTACAGGCTCAACTAAAAGAATCCGGCAAAGACTTGGACTCCTTATTGGAAAATAAGTATTTCAACGCCGCGCTGGAAGAATTTAGAGCTTTAGACAAGACCGCAGAAGCAACTCCAACGGGCAAACGCTCAAGCGGAGTAGCAACTGATAGTGTTGAGTATTGGATGGCTAAACCCTTTGAGGAAGTGCCAAAAGATATGAGAGCTAAAGTAGTTCAAGCAAAAATTGACAAAGAGAAGAACAAAGGACAATTTTACAACAGCTAATCAGGGTATTTGATTATTAGTAAAATAATAATTAAATAAAAAACTATGGCAGTAATTCCAAGTTTAGAATACGAGACGAAATTGCAAGAACGTCTCAACGCACCTATGGTGTGGAAAGAAGTTTGCTATGTAAGATATACCGACACTGGTATTGTTAGAAATCCTTATCTAACTGACGTAACGGTTTCAACCGGTACAAGAGGAACTGGCTACACTTCAGTAGCTATTGCAACGAACGATGAAACGGTAACCGTTTCAGATTACAGCTATTCAGCTGAACATATTGACGATGCCGATTTGGCCCAGAAGTCTTTTTCAGACTTTATGGAAATCGCCGACAATATGGGAACATTGTTAAACGAAACAATGGAAACCGCAATGTTGTTAGAACACGCACAGTGGACTAACTTAGGTGATGCCGGTTCAGGCGTTCCTGGAACGGGTACTGGTGCTTTGACTATTTCCATTTCAAACGTCAAGCAGCTTATTGCCTTTATTAAAGAAACTATCAGAAGTGCTGGTGGTGGAGATATGGCAGACCGAAACGGTATCTTTATTCAATGGAGAGAAAAAGACTTTACTTTGGTAGAGTTATTGGCTTCTTCAGAAGGATTTAACACCGCTGACGATGCTTTGAAGAATGGTATCAAACAAGGATTCAAATACCTTGGCGTTGAACATTATTCAACTTCAAAGAACGTAACCGGACACGTATTCGCAGGAGTTAAAAAGACTTTCTGGGCTATCGTGGTAAAGAGTACCTACGGAAAAATGAAACAGCTTGTTAACCCAGTTGTTTCAGGAGCTCAAATCTCTGGTGTTGGATTGGAAAGCAGAATTGACCGTAAATTTAAGGCTTGGAACAAAGTTACGCCTATCTTATTTGATATCAACGTAGCATAGTTTAACGCTATAAGGGGCGAGATTACTTCAAACCCCTTATAGTAAAAGGTCTTAATTATTAACCAAACAAATAAACCAAAATGGCAAATGACGCATTAAACGTACCAACACTTCCCGTCTATTCAAAACGACCCGTTATTAACGGATTAGGAGCCACGTTGACTCTTAAAGCATCTCAATCAGGCTCACTTATCATCTTTGATAAAGTAGACGGCACAACTGTTACCCTACCAACTACCCCAGCAGTAGGAACTTATTTTGACTTTATGTTCGGCGCTACAATCACAAGCGTTGGAGCTAAAGTTATTACAGGTTCTGCTTCTGAATTACTGGTAGGTTCAGTATTAAATTGCGACACTGACTCTTCGGATGCAGTAGCAATTTGGAAAGCATTGGTTGCTTCAAGTTATATCTCAGTTATTTTTGATGGTTCTACAAAAGGTGGAATCAAAGGAGATTTTGTGAGACTGACTTGCTTAAACGCTACCACTTGGCACGCAACAGGCGTAACCAATGGAACTGGCACAGTAGCAACTCCTTTTAGCACAACTTAGTTTTCTTCCTTTGCTCTTTTACGAGAGCAGGGATAAGCAAATTATATGCAAATATCAGAGATTTTAAGAAAAATTCAACGAAAAACAGGAACACTAAACACTCCTACCAGCAGTTATCCGACTACTGATAAGACTTTAGATGTAAACCTTGCTCTTAATAACTATTTTATCTTAGCTAACCAGGGAGCCGGTAATTGGAGGCCCGTTGGGGACACCAACCAAGATGATTATGATATTTTAAGAGGCACGCTTATTTTAGGCCAGCAAGATTATCCCTTTTTAACGGATGCTGACGGCAACCAGATTTTAGATATTTACAAGATTAGGATTTTAATGCCCGATGGAATAAACTGGTACACCCTAACGCAAATCAATCAAGACACCATAACTGACGCTGATTTACAAACAATAACTTCAGGTGTGCCTTACAAGTATTATCTGACTGACAACGGCATCTTTTTAGTGCAAAAACCTAATTACGGAATGGCCGCTGGTATTGAGATTTGGATTAACCGAAGTCCGGAGTACTTTACGGCTGATGATGTAACTACTGGAACTAAAGTAGCAGGTATTCCTTGGAATCATCAGGAGTATTTAGTAATGCGACCTTCATACGGGTACTGTGCTGAAAAAGGACTGCCACAAGCTGGCGGAAGGCTAAGAAACGGCGCATACACCGGATACTTAATGGAACTGAAAGATATGGAAGACGCAATCAAAGCATACTACCGAGACAGGAATCATTCATTTTCAGAAACAATAACCCCTGAAACTATCAACTCAAAATGACCATTTTCACCGCAATAGCAAAGTCAATCAGTGATGTAATCTGGGGAAATATCCTCACGAGCTGGGCTGACGAAACCCATACGTGGGGCAACATTTCTTTTTGGCAAAGTATTTTCAAATCTTAAAAACTAAACTTTAATAAAATGGCAATAGTAGTAATACAAAGTAGTGATTTAATCACCAACTCAAGAGCAGTTATCAACGCTAACTTCTCTTATTTAGACGGCGATAAGTTAAAGATTTCTAATAACCTTTCCGATGTAGCTTCCGCTCCGACAGCGATAAATAATATCTTACCTACTCAAGCCGCTTTAGGAGGTAAGGTGTTAGGCACAGACGGCTCAAACGTAAGCTGGGTTGACCCTTCAGGAGCTACTCACGCCTCAACGGTAGTAGAGGGAGTAGTATTTATGTCTACCGCACCTTCAAGCTCATCACACCCGATTGCGGTGGGCGATAACGATACCAGGATGCCTACTCAGGCAATGAGAGACGCTTTAGCAGGCACAGGAACGCCAGCAGGGACTAACAAATTTGTAACTGCCGATACCGATGCCTTAAAGGAATTGTTGAGCAACAAAGACACTACAGGAACTTTAGGAACTTCAGACACTAAATATCCTTCACAAAAGGCGGTTAAGACGTATGTGGATACAACAATTGGTTCAG